TACTGTAACTACCATTGCTACGATCATTATTGTGCTACCCATTATCATTGCTTCTAAACGCCACATACGCTTATCTAAACCCTCTAGTTTTTCTTGCACAGAGGCATACCTAATGGCACACTCTTTCTCGTGTGCCTCTAGTTCCATCTGTGTTTTCATTACGGGTTCCATTGTCATCTTCATCTTTGCTACCAGCCAGAGGGTGTGCCAGTAAGAATTGTTGGTGTTTTTTGTTCTGCAATAACTGCATCAAGTTTTGCTTTTACTTGATCTTCTGTTTCGCTTAGTGCAGACAACACTCTAGCCTTACACCAATCCTTTGTAATGGAATCATAAGCTACAAATTCAGCACCCTCTTCCATTGGAGTAGCGGTTGTGCCATATCGTTTTGCCATCAGCCAATTACCATCACTGTCTTTATCACTGTCAGACACAGCTTCTATACTCCAGTGTATTGTCTTAATAACGTCAGAGTTGCCGCCTTCTGATGCCGCCCTTTCAAGCGTTGGGAATATCCATGTGTAACTGTTTGCCATTTTAATCTCCGTAGGGGCTTGTGCCAAGCAGTGAGGTATCCCACGCAGCTTTTAGCTTTGCAATCGTATCAGCATTTGTTATAGCGGCGGCGGCAGGTGCGTCACGCAAGGCTGTCTTAGCATTAACAGCAGTTGTCTGTGCTGAACTATCCCCCGTTTCAAGTGCCTTCATATACGCTACATCTTGTGCTTCAAGCAGAGGCTTTCTAACCTCACGAATTTGATCTTTAAAAATTACTTTTGCAGCAGCCAAATCTTCTGTAATGACTTTGTCATCTAATGCCCAAGCCATACGAAAGTGCCTGTCACTTGGCACTGTGGCTGATGCAGAATCAATCTCTTTGCCATCCTTGTCTGATATAATTGTTGTCATGCCACTATTCTCCAAGCGTTTCTAAATTCTCTGTCTGGTTGCTGTTCACGCCTAATGATTTTCATCTTTACGCTGTTGCTCGTTTCATAATTTCTCCAAATGTGTTCAGGCACATCTTTCATAATACAATACAGCAATGCCTCTTCTTCTGTTTTTGGACCTTCACGGGGCGTGTCGTGTAATAGGTAGCCTCTAGTGTGACCCTTAAAATCTGGATGTGCTTCGTCCTTTGCCAGTTCCCAGTAAACCCACACTGGTGGGAACACGCCTCCATCCATTAGCGCAGACATAGCGTGTGGGTCAGGGTGCATCACAGCACAACAGTCCATATCCACATCTTCGTAGACAACAGCGTACTCTGTTCTATGCGGATCAAGCCGTTGCCTTGCATCTGCTATGCGGTCTATTAGGCGCATTAGGCCAAGTCTCCAAAACATGACCAACCTAAATGCTCTCTATCTCTAGCCGTACCTGCATCAAAAGATTTGAGCCTTAACGCAGATGCTACTGAAACATCAATATCAACTGCACAAGAATCACTGTTAACGTGTTCCATACCTATCCCAACAATGTTACCAACATTTGAAACATTGTTTGATAAAGCAACGCTATAATCTCCAGTTCCATTGTCTGTTAAAGAGCCGCAATTAAATGAGTCATCAGTATGTGCTGTTCCTGTACCATCTATTTGCGCCCACGCTTTTGCGCTGCCTTCCATCACATGATTGACTGCTGCTGGTGCTAATGTATTAGCCATTACTTACTCTCCATCGCCGCAATACGGCTTTCCAATTCTTCAATCTTCTTATGTGCATCCTGTAACGCCGACACAAGGATTGGTGTAATGCGTCCGTAGTCCATTGACATCATCGCATCATCGTCATCGCCAGTAGACACGGCATCTGGCATAACTTCCTGCATCTCTTGGGCAATGAAGCCCATAGAACGTGGGCCGTCAGGGTCAGCCTTCCAAGCGTATGACACAGGGTTCATCTGCATCAACTTGTCGGTGGCTTCTAGCGGTTCGATATCTTGCTTGAGCCTGATGTCAGAGGTGGTGTTGTAGGTTGTGCCAGCAGCGGCAACATCAATAGAGCCTTTGGTGTTACTTGCCTGTTGGAACAAAGCTATTGTTCCCGTGTTAGTTGTACGGTTTAAATAAAGGGCAGTTGAACCTGACCTTGTTGCCTGAACATAACCAGAAGCACCAAACTCATTGCCAGCGACTGCTATATTTTCAGAGGTTTTGCCGTGAAGAATGTTTCCGGAGGAAAGCATTCTGGCCCTTTCAGTATTGCCATTGCCAATTATAAAATTTCCCCCTTCACAGTTATTCAGAATTGCATCCGTGCCAATTATCGCAAACTGTGCGCCACGATTAACCCCGGAGGAAGGGTCTGTAAGTTTTAGATATGCACCATCAGCATCGTGAATTTGCATAAACCTAGTGCCTGATGGCACAGATACACCAGCTAATGATGAATCAAGGGTAGGCGCATCTATTGCCATCCCTACGTTGCCAGTTGAAGCCTCTAAGAAAAAGGCGTGTGTGTTTTCATCAGACTCAACACGGAAGTCTATATCTTGGCTGTCTTCGTTGATTACTGTTTCACTCGGTAACATCTCTATACGACTACGAGAAGAACCATTTAAAAGAGTGACTATTTCTAGTTCACCATCTTCTGTGCCGTTTGATGCGTCATTAATTTTTGCTGTAAATCTTGCTGCAGTGTTTACTTCACCAGCGTCATCATCAAATTTGAAACGTATAATACCGACCTCATCACCATCAGCAGGGCTACCAGAGTCACGAACCAAGTCTAAGATTGGGCCGCTGTTTGCATCTGCATCTGTGGATTTGAGTGTTAGTTGTACATCGTTCCCAGTTGTAGTGATTTCCATATTACCAACAACACTAACAAATCCATCATCTCTGACAGAAAACTTGCTGGCTAGACTTGAGTTAAAAAGAGTGAGAATAGAACTACTTGAGCCATCCGTTGCACCAGCAACAGTTAAAGCACGGGTAGAGTCCACAGCATCCACACCAACAGAAGCGTGACCAGCAATAGAGGCTGTTCCTCCTGCAACAACATTTCCTGTTGAAGTCACACTATCTACATACGCATCTTTCCACCGCACAGAATTGCTACCCAAGTCAACATCACTGTCAGACTGTGGGCCAAAGATATTGTCACCCAAGTACACCTGTTCCACGTTGGCTGCATAGAAGTGAATTTCATCTGCAGTCTCAAAGTCAATCTTGGTTTGGTCATCTTCACCAATCTTCAGGTCTGTAGCCAAGATGGAGGTGATGCCTGTTTGTGCAGCGTCAACTGTAAACGTAAGATCAAATGGATCACCATCACTGCCCGTAGACGTGTCAGTAAAGTTAGTGGTTATTCCTGAACCGATAAACTTTAGTTCTTTAGCGTTATCAATCGTAACTTCTGTGCCATCATCATCTTCTATAAAGAAGCTGGTAAAGCTACCTGCGTTGTTGTCTACGTATGCTTTGACAGACTGTTGTGTGGGAATAAGAGTTGCACTGTCGGATGACATGTCGTCTTCATCAACAAATGCTGTAGCTGTAATAGAACCATCAGACAAGCTACCGAATGTCATAGTACCAGTGGTTGTTATGGCACTTGATCCGTTATTAATAGCACCAAATCCGCTGGTGATGCTACCACTGTTTAACGCACCTGTCGTAACAATATTAGAGTCTCCAGCCGCTGGTGCAGCCCCGATATCAGAAAGCACCTCAGATGCAGAACGTCCTTCAATAGCTGTGCCATCTACACGCAGGAAGTCATTGTCTGCAACACCGCTTGTAAACTTCGGCACGTTGTTGTTTGATATGCCCGTGTCTAAGGTGGCAGTGGCTGTAATGGCTGTGCCATCTAACGTAATTGCATCAGCTTCCAAAGTACCATCAAAGTCTCCATCTACTGCGTCTATGTTACCCTTAAATATTGTTGATGTTATAGTGCCTGTGCTTGGATTGTAGGTAAGATTACCATCCATCTCTAGGCCAACATTACCCGTGCTAGAGGTAGCATCCTCTACAAAAGTAATAAGGTTTTCTTCGTTTGTGCTTTCGTTATCAGTCACCAAAACGTGGGCAGAGTTGGTTGCATTAGTAACGGTTACACCTGCGATAACAGTATTTAGTGCTGTGCCATTAACAGTGATTGCATCAGCCTCAAGTGTACCATCAATGTCGGCATCGCCAGATATATCCAATGACCCAGCGTCTAGTTCACCTGTAAGTGTAATATTACGGAAGCTGGCTACATCTTTGTTAGAATCTACAGTAACAACTTTACTAGCTACAACTGTGCCTACAGCAGCACCTGTATCACTGTAGTTAAGTTCTGTCGCCGTTGCAGTAACACCATCAAGAATGTTAAGTTCTGCTGCAGTTGATGTAACATTAGTGCCACCAATGTCTAGTGTTGTTACAGATATTTCACCAGCAACTGTTGCAACACCATTTGCTACAG